TATATTTTCATTCGTTCTATTCCGTGTAATAGAGTGTAGTTCTTTTTCTGTCTATAATGCATATCATCCATAATATCGTATAGAGTAGTTGATCTACCATCATCACTCTTGCGTAATCCTCTACCAATAGACTGCAAGACCTTTACCTGTGACTTAGATGGTGATGCAAAAATAATATTATGAAGATTTTTGATATTTACTCCTGTGGAGAATGTTCCCAAAGATGCAACGATAATAGCATTCTTTTGTTTTTCTACAATACCACGGATTTCTTCACGGACATCTGCATCAACTTCGCCAGATACATAAAAGATTTTACGATTCTTATGTGCTTTGTCTTTGATAAGTTCATATAAAGGCTTGCCGTGCTTATCTACATATTGAAATAATACTAGTGTGTTACCTTCCTGCTCTAGTGCTAAGTTGGTAATCAGTCTGTTTCTTTTTATGTTACCAATAAGGTAGGAAATCTCATAGTGATAGTCTTTGCTGTTGACAATATCCTTAGAGACTTCTTGTGGATATTTCAGTGCTAGAATTTTAATCTTTAGTTCAGCAAGCGTATCATTATCCATTAGTTTCTTGGTTGTGGTAACTTTATATACACGACCAAACATACCTTCTAGAATAAGTTTGTGACACTTTGTTCCGTCTAGTGTTCCTGTAGTGCCGATACGAAACTCTGCTTCTCTAGACTTATTCATAATGCCGTTGAGTTCTGGTGCTTTGAAGTAATGCACTTCATCACCAAAGATACAACCAAACTGTTCAAACCAACTACTAGGCAGTTTAGAAATTGACTGCCATGTAGAAATGAATACACGTTGTTTGATATCATGCTTAGGCATACCAGAATAAATTCTGTGACACACTTCGCCTGCTTCTAGACCATAGTTTTCAAAGTCAGAGAACATCTGTTGAACAAGACCAACAGTAGGAACAACAATAAGAATGCGTTTGTTATAATGTTCCAAATACCACATCATCAGAACATAGATAATCAGAGACTTACCTGAACCTGTAGGTGAAAGCAGAATAGCACGTTTAGAACGCAACGCTTGACAAATAGCATCAAACTGATAGTCTCTTACCTCAAAAGGTAAATGAAGCATTTGAATAAACTCATAGACTTCTTTTGGATTGACTTCTAATTGAGTGTCAGGTGTACCATACTGATTATCATATTCTAAATCAATTTCATAGTTTCTAGGACCAACAAAGTCAGACAGATATTCCCATAGACCTACAGGTAGTTCATTATTACGAACATTGAACAGACGTGTTTTACCATCCCATCTACCATTTTTGTATGATGTCATGTATTTGTATCCCGGTGTTTCAAATGAGAAGAAGTCATTCAACTCATTTGCTACATGGGGTTCACATTGAATTTGTAATGCGGAATAGTTTTTCTGCTTAACTACTAAGTCAGGCATTATTCAGGCTTAGGTGGCATTTGAAAGAGTGCTTTGATATGTCTCTTGTAGATTTTATTGCGAGCAAACACAACCCAACAAATGACATTATCATCAGGATAATTCTCTTCAATATATTCTCTGAAACTAGTGCCTGTTGTATATACATCATCAACAATCAAAACAGGGTCATCAGGGTTGCCTGTAGCAGATTCATTTAGAATATCACCTAGACGTTTACCGCCTCTAGGAATGCCTACTGCTTTACGAAATGGGCGTTTCTCATATTCTAGAATAATCTTAGCAAGACAACGCCAGTCACTCACATAGAGTGCATCCATTTCAATTTTCCATGATAAACTCAATCCTGCATGAGAAGTAAATTCTTCATCAACAAATAATGCCATATCAGCCCCCTGCTTCAAAACGTCTCCAATCAATCATATTCTTAATTGTGGAGTGTCGCCATTTCAAGTTATTAATGATTTCGTCTAGTGTATCTAGCATAGTTTTATAATAGGTAATTTTGACTTCAGACTTTTGAATGTCTGTGTCTGCGTCATAGAAGTGATTCATATCACCTTTCATTACCTTTAGACCATTAAACGGATCAAATTCCCAGCCAAACTCTCTAATGGTATCTTCATCCATTTTACCATTATAGTATGCCCATTTATTCTTGAGCAGTGTCTTCTGCGCAAGTTCTGCTTCTTGTAATCTAAGTTTTGTGAGAGAACGTATCTCTAGATACTTTGCATGCAGAGAAGGAGTTTTCCTAGAAGATTCATCTAACTTGAATTCTTCAATCTCACAATCTTCTTTCCACATCTCTAAGATGCTTTCTAAATCAAGTTTCATTATATAATCCTGTGTGTGTCAGTTATAAACTACTTATTATAGCACACTATCCTTTGAATTCAAAGCCAGTAAATGCAAAAGATGCATTAAATGTTAGATATTCTACACTAGATGCAATAGAGGTAAGTTGTAGTCCACTCAAGGAAGTTGGATTACAACCCTTATATAAAATACGTTTATTTTGATTATTATGACTAGAGAGAATAGAAACAGAAATATCTGCTTGTGTAGGAACATCAGATGTATTTCTACTAGACCTAGCACCTTGCTCTACAAAGTCTTTATTCACCATATCTTCTAACCAATTGTAAAGTTCAAGATATGATTTAACATCTTCATCCAAGATAAATTGAATATTGAGTTCTGAATATTCTAAAGCATCACCTGGCAAACTAACATTACCAATACGAGAGTATGCTACAGTTGGTGCAGTCATAGAAACATCTGGATGGTCAACAGACTGTGCAAAAAACTCCAAGTTAGGATAGTTTTCTCGGTCAATGATGACTCTAAACCCAGTAGGTTGTAAGTAATTTTTATTGCCAGTTAATGTTTCTACCATTTATATTCTCCAACAAAAAAAGGGGGAGCGGTTGCTCCCCCAGTATTTATATTGACATTTATAGTTATTTATTATGCCAAGATGTTGTCTACACGGAAGATACGGTAGTACTGGTTGGTCTTAACAGCAGCCAGACCATCACGACCAGCAGCATTACCAACATCAACGAATGGGTTGGATACCATGCCGTAACGGGTCTTGAAACCAATCTTTGGCTGGAAGGAGTTCTCACCCACTGCACGAACCATAGTCAGCGGCACGTATGGACAGTAGAATACACCAGCGTCATATGCGTTAGAACCCTTGTAACCTACAGTTACATAGTCAGTAGTTGCGTATGGGTCAATGTATACTTTGTGCTTGCCGTTCAGAACACCAGCAAAAGTGTTGCCTGTGTCATCAACATTCAGGTTAGTGGACAGTGCAGGAGTGTAGTCCAGCATGCCAGCAGCAGCCATAGCAGATGCTACGTCAGACGAACAGATGATGAAGTTACCACGGCCACGTCTTGTGTCCTTAGCAATCTGGTTTGCTTCACGCTCGAGCTGGAAGATCAGACCTTTGAACTTCTCTACCGACCAACGACCGTCAGCGTCTACATTAAGGTCAAAGATACCCTGAGTAGAAGTAGAACCAGTTACAGTAGTAGCACCAGTCTTTGCTTGGGAGTTAATGGTACGAATCACTTCACGGTTAATTTCCGCAAGGATTTCAGCAGACAGAATGTTAGCCAGTTCTGTCTCAGCGTCAAGACCGTGGATTGCCTTCAGGTCTTGTGCCAGTTCCATTGTGTACTCAGCCTTGAGCGCACGGGACTTAGCAGTTACTGTTGCCTTGTCAATGGTGAAACCCATCTCAGCAAAACCAGAGGCGCCACCAGCAAGACCTTCTGCATCAGCAGTAGGCATACCACCAGCGAAAAGGTTAGTTTCACGGTCATCATCTGCATCAGAATCGGAACCTACAGCAGAAGAATCGAGACCAGATGGTTCGTTAGCATCAGACTGATCAGCATCAGTGAAAGAAGAATCACCAGAGAAACCAGTGAGTGCTTCGTTAAACAGTGCTTCATCACCAGAAGTAGCACCAGAACGAGTAGTTCTGTAGTTGGACTTCATCGCAAAGATGAGACCAGTTGGACCAGTCATTGGTTGTACACCACATACATCGTATGCAATCAGGTTAGGCATAGCACGACGAACCAGAGAAATCAGTACTGGATCGAAGTTCTGTACGTTACCGGTTTCGGTGCCATACTCGTTAATCATGCCAAAAGAAGCCTGTTGTGCTTCTTCACGCATTGCCTTTTCTTGGTTTTCAAGGATTGCCGCAGTTACTTGCTTGCGGTAATGATCGGAAATAGGACCAGCAGTTTCTTCATTAAGAACTGGAGCCCACTTTTGTACGAGTTTATCGTAAGATACTTGAGGAGTCATTTTCTATACACCTTCTTTCTTATTGTTTTGCGGTTCTTTTGATTGCGGAGATGTAACGAGACATAGCATCGGAAATTTCTTCCTCTTCTACAGTCTCATCAATTTCTTCACCTACAATCTGTGGAGTTTTCTTAGTGAAGTACGATTCCTTGATAGTAGATACTTTTTGTGCAAAAGTCTCTTCATCTTCGAAATCAATATCTTCAGCAAGGGATTTCAACTTCTCTACCTGTGTTTCTGCAAGATCACGGGAATGTTCACGGATGATAGCATCACGCTTCAGTGCTTCCAGTTCACCATACATGTAGATAGAGTGTTCTGTGGATTCATTGAGTTTTTCTTCAAGTTCACGAACCTGAGTTCCCAACTCATCAACCAAATCAACTTTAGACTCTGGTACGTCTACATAAGACTCAGTGAACAGGTTCTTCAAACCATTCATAAAGTCTTCTGCAAGTTCAGTGCGGAGACCATGCTCAATAGCAAGCTTGTTCTCTTCCATGAACTTTTCTACAACGTAGTTCAAGTATCCGTCGATTTGCTCTACCATTTCCTCACGGGTGGTCTTGAGTTCTTCGTCAAATTCTTCTTGAAGTTCAGATTCAATGCGTGCAACTTCTTCAGAAACCTTAGACTTAACAGCAGCTTCCATAATGACAGCAGCCTTGTCCTTAAATGTTTCAGAAAGAGTTGCTTCAGATTCAACCAGAGCATTCATGTCAGCAGTTACATCAACGGATACCGTTGCTGCCTTTTCATGAATTTTATCTGTGTCAAAGTCATCTGCATCAAAATCTTCTTTCATTTTCATTGCATTCATCATCTTGCCGTAAGATGCCTGAAGGTCAGACTTCTTCATCTTAGACATTTCAGAATACATCGCATTAATCATGCCAGCTTTAGTGCCGGGCATTTTGTCAGCAACTTGGTCACCCTTGTTTGCTTCACCGCCAGGAACTTTTGCTTTAGATGGTGCTGACTTTTTAGCAGCAGCAGCATCATGAGCAGCAGCCTTAGCACCGTCATATTCAGGTGCAGCCTGTGCTTCAGACACTTCATCAGTCTCAGAGTCTTCGGAAAT